TTGGTTGGTCTTTTAAATGAAAAGAATATGCATGTATATTGTATCCTAATCTGTTTGCTGCCAGAGCAACAGATAAAGAGTCTGCACCACCAGACAATAAAACAGCAACGTTTTTATCTTTGACAGTTTCTTGTATTATTTTCTCAAGAAGTTTGTCTATCATTGCTTCTTACTTTGTCTTATGATTTTCTTTACCAGCTTTGTGGCTTTCTGTCTTGCCATTCTTAATGCAAGTGGCTTTACAAGATTGGTATATCTAACACCATTCAAATGATCAAGTTCGTGAAGGAAACAACGTGCAGATAATCCCTGAAGTTTTACTTGATTAACGTTACCCTTTTCATCAGTAAACTCAGCTTCAATCCATGATGGCCTATCAACATTCAAGAACAAGCCCGGAAAAGATAAACACCCCTCTTTGTCTTTTACGACTGGCCCCTCTTCAAGAATTTTAGGATTGATACACACAAGTTGAAAATCGTCTGTGCCAATTACAAATATTCTTTCAGCAACACCACATTGATTCGCAGATAAACCTAAACCAGCATACATCTTCATGGTCATCTTTAATCTTTTGGCCAGATTGACAAGTGCTGGTGCTGGAAAGCCACCGGTATATTCTGGCATTCTTTGACCAAGCATGAAGTAGTCTTCACCAAAAACTTGTAAGGGTTCAACCTTTTCTATTTGCTGTACGCCAGCTGCGGTATCAATTGTTAGTATCTCACTCATTTCACCATCCTTGAAAAGTTTTTAATTTTCTCAAACCGAATTGTATTCGCAAATTTATCTTGTAGTATGTCACCTTTATGGCTGATGACGAACAAGTTTACTTCATCTAAACCATGAAGAATCTTCATGAGTTCTTCAGTTCCAGTGCTATCAAGACTTGAATCAAACACTTCATCCAGTATCAATAAATTAGTATTGGTAGAGTTTTTAAGTTTTGCAATCGCCCTCCATGTCAACATCAGTGCCATATCAATGCGCTGTTTCTCACCTTCTGAGAAATTGTGGTAACTGAAATCATCACGATGGCGTGACTTAATTGTTTCTTTGAACGACTCATCAAGATTGAAGTTTACAAAGAAACCCATGTTTGTCAAGTATTTGTTTGCTAGTTTGTTTATCACGGGCAAATACTGTTTAATAATATTTGTTTTTATGCCAGTGTCTTTTAATAAAACAGAAGCAACATCCAAATAAGATTTTTCATCCATCAAGGTTTTTAACTCATCTTCTTCTTGTGAAATTTGATTCTTGATGTCGAACAATTCATTCTCATCCAAACTTTCCTGTTTGGTATTCTGTAGATCCTTTATTTGATCTTCAAGTTTTTTAACCGTGTTTTCTAGTCCAGTCTTACCGGTTTGTGTTGTCGCCAATTGAATACGAACATTTGATAACTCTTTTTCTTTTCCACGCAGTTCAGCAACAATACCTTCTTGCTCTATGATTTTTACTTGTAGTTCGGTCAGACCACCAGAAAGTTCTTCTTCTTTTGTGTGTAGTTCTTTGAGTTGTTCTTCTTTAAACCCCAGGGTAATGGCCTGCCTACAGGTTGGGCAATCAGCATTGTGTTCATAGAAACTTCTATCATTACCCACTTTGGATATCTTGCTTTCAATTTGCGACTCAATTTTTTTAAGCGCAGTAATCTTCTTTTCATTTTCAGGAATTTTAGCACAGACTTCGGATAAGGTCTGCTTGGTTTGCTCCAGGCTGTTAATGTCATCATATAAGGTGCGTATGGTTTCTCTGTGCAAAAGTATTTCTTTCTCATACTCTTTTACCTTTTCTTCTTTATCTTGATTAAGTTTGTTCTGATGCTCTTTCTTCAACTCATATTTTTGATTGAGTAATGCAATGTCACTTTTCTTTGTGACGATTGAATCTTTGTTATCAGATAATCTTTCTTTAACCAAACTATTCATCGTAGAGAAGATTTGAATGTCCAACAAATCTTCAATGATCGCTCTCCGATCAGCAGCAGATAACTGCATGAATGGCGTAAACGATGCTGAACCAAGAATAACAATCTGTGTGAAAGACTTGTAGTTTAGTTTGAGAATAAATCTTTCTAGATAGTCTTGATAATCTCTTACAGCCGCATCTTGATTCAGCAAAACTTTGTCTTGGTAGATTTCAAAGACATTCGGTTTGATGCCACGAACAATCTTAAATTCTTTATTACCAATAGAAAATTCAACCTCAACTACAGTATCTCTACTGTTAATTGAATTTACAAGATTTGGTTTGTTAATATTACGAAAGGGTTTACCAAACAAGCCAAAACACAAGGCATCAAGCATCGTTGATTTGCCAGAGCCATTTGTACCCACAATCAACGTATTGGCATTACTATTGAGTGATATTTCAGTAAAATAGTTGCCCGTGCTTAGTAAATTTTTCCAACGTAAAGTTTTAAATAATATCATTCAATTTCTGTATTCAATGCTTCCACGTAGAGTTCACGCATAAGACTTTTTAGTTTATCATTTTCAACGTTCAGTGTCAAATTATCTATGTACTTTGACAATATGGTTACCGTATCTTCTGCTTGATCTATTAACTCCTCATCGTTTTCATTTGTTGTATCGGTAAAATCTTCAACTATTGATATATCAGCAGCACCGGCTTTATAAATGCTATCAATCACAATATCGAATAGGAATGGATTGAGTTTATTGACCACGACCACTTTGACATAACATCCCTCATAAATCGAATAGTCCATGAATGTTGGTTTATAACCTTCGGCAAAATTTTCAAGTCCATCATTATAATTTAACTTGTAAAACATTCTGTATGGATTCTGAACAAACTCTTGCTCACGTGTATGTGTATCAAAGATAACAAAGCCACGTGGATCATTGTAGTCTGCCCATGTCATTTCGTTTGGTGAACCAACGTAGTAAATATGCCCATCATCAGAACGATGATGGAAGTGACCAGATAAAACTACATCATATTTGTTGAACAGTGATCTATCAATACCTTCATGACAAATATTGCCACGATCCATTTCAAAGCCTGCTATTTCAAAATGGCCAAAAACAATTTGTGATTTGGAGTCTTTTAGTCTTTGAGTGATTTCAACTTCGTTATCGTCACATATCCAAGGTACAAGATCAACATCAATGCCGCCAAACTGCATTGTAGTAAAAGCATCCAGTACAGTAATATTATCATAACCGTCTAGAAGTAATTGAGAGGAGTTAACCTGAAGGGTGTTTCTGAACGCCACATCATGGTTGCCAAGGAATGTGATAAACGTAATGCCATTTTCTTGTAATTTATCAAAGAAATATTTACGGCATAGATAGAGTGAATTGAAGTTAATAAACTTACGGCGGTCGAAAAGATCACCAAGTTGTACAACGGTTGTAACATTGTGATCCTTTAGATAAGGGAAGAACACGGTATCGTAGAACTTCTCTATGTATTTATGAAAGTCTAAAGAATCACCTCTCATACCGAAGTGAGTATCACCAAGCACACATATCTTCATAATATTATTCTACATCGTCATCTAGAAATTGTTCAAGGCCCTCCGACTTCTTTTCTTTTTTCTTTTTCTTATTTTCTTCAAAGTTATGTATAAACTCTGAGATGTTGTCGTATAACTCAAACTGCTTCATGTTACCATTTTCATCTTCATACATCTCACCTTCGTCAAGCAAACCAAATTGTTGTGTTGCTTTATACTTCACATACAGTTGCTTCTTCTCACGCATAATTCTACGCAGAAATGCATAGTAAATTATCTGTGTGAAGTAAGCGAACGGATTCTTAGACTTGGCTGGATCAAAGTTACGAAAATACATCAGACAGTTTTCCACACCATCAGATATCATTTCATCACGATAAGTGTAAGAAATAAAGTTTGGCTTACGTGATAGATGTTCTGCAATCTTTAGAAAGCATTCACCAATGTAATCTGGTATTTTTGGTTCTGGTTTGTTCTCTTCTTTAGCGGTGGCACAATCTGTTCGATACTTAACAAGTGCTGCTAGAAAGTCTGCGTTATTAACGTAATGATTTGCTGTTGTCATTATACATTACCGTAAATGTTATTCTTCAAGTATGTATAGCCTTTAATGAGTTCTTCTACACCATCATCTAATGTGTAATATGGCAACCAACCAGTTGCTTCTAGTTTTTCATTCGACACAATATAGTTGCGTTGATCTGGGTCTTTCTTGATATCACCCTCTACAACTGTGAAAGTAGGAATGTGTTTCTTGATGATGTCACAGAGTTCCAATTTAGACACGTTGGCTGATGATAAGCCCACGTTGTAGATGTTACTTCTCATATCATCAAACTGATACATGGCATGTAAGAATGCTTCACACACATCACGTACATGAATGTAGTTGCGTTTGAAATGACCTTCAAAGATAATCACATAACCATCATTAACTGCACGATAAACTAAATCATTTACTAATAAGTCTGTACGCATACGTGGTGACATGCCAAACACTGTGGCCAATCGATAACTGATTGAGTTTTCACGTTGCATCAATCGTTCTTCGACTGCAACTTTATCGATTGCATACTTTGAGATTGGTCGCAATGGTGATTCTTCTGTACAGAAATTGTTTTCATCACCTGTGCCATATGCTGAATTGGTTGTAGGCATAATGATACGCTGTTCATTTGAAACAGCATTTAACATCCAGAACATTGCATCTTTGTTTGTCGTGTCTGCACCAACAACATCTTTATTACACAGCGGCGCACCAACAAGTGCTGCAAGTGGTATGATAACATCTGCTTTTTTCAGCAGAGGTGCCATGTGATATGGATTACGAATGTCGCCATTTACAATCGTAAGATTTTTATTTTCACAGAGATGACTCAATCCAATTTGTTTATACATGAAGTTGTCAACGACTGTGACCTCATGATTCATCTGCAACAAATACTCTGTTAGAATGCAGCCAATATAGCCAGCACCACCAGTCACCAATATGTTCATGTTATACCCTATTCAACACAGTTGTGATTTCATCGATTGCCATTTTACTCAATGTTGGATAGTTACCAATGTAGAAAGAGTAAAAGTGCATGTGATCAGTGTTTGGGAACTTCTTATAGTGATCTTCTGGCACAATGTTCTTCAAGTATGGTTGACGTAGTTGATTGCCGCCACCAGCAGAGCCACGGCGAAACTCAATTTGTTCATCACGCATCTTACCCATTAATCTTTCTACAAACTCTTTATTGGCATACTCTGGCTGCAATACAATGTTAAAGGCATAGTTGCTACAACCGATCAATCTAAAGTCAACCTTATACTTTTTCTGATCTAGTTTAGCCAAAAAGTAAAATAGATTCTCATTTCGTAGTCTAACATTTTCATCCAAATGTTTCAACTGATTTTGACCAAGTATACCGCCGATTTCATTGTTACGCATGTTGTATGCTGGATAGGCAAAGATAAAATCAGAGTTCAACTCTGGATATTCTGCTTTATATTTCTCAGCCATTATCCAGTCACCACATTCACGAACCATGCCGTGTGAACGAAG